CAACTTCTAACGACTTCCGTGAGATGGCATTCTCCATCGAGAAAGTTAGCGTTACTGCTAAGTCTCGTGCGTTGAAAGCTGAGTACTCACTAGAACTTGCTCAAGACTTGAAGGCAATTCATGGTCTAGACGCAGAAGCTGAGTTAGCAAACATTCTTTCTACTGAAATCCTTGCGGAAATCAACAGAGAGATCGTTCGTACAATCTACAAAGTTGCTGAACCAGGTGCTCAAACAAACACTGCTACAACAGGTGCGTTTGACTTAGACACCGACAGTAATGGTCGTTGGATGGTTGAGAAGTTCAAAGGTATGATCTTCCAACTAGAGCGTGATGCTAACGCTATCGCACAAAGAACTCGTCGTGGCAAGGGGAACATCATCCTTTGTTCTGCTGACGTTGCTTCTGCACTTACTGCTGCTGGACAACTAGATTACACACCTGCACTCAACAGCAACTTGAATGTTGATGACACAGGTAATACATTTGCTGGTACACTCAACGGACGTTACAAGGTATACATCGATCCATTCGCTGCTAACCTAGACGCTAACCAGTACTACGTTATGGGTTATAAGGGTTCATCTCCTTATGATGCTGGAATATTCTACTGCCCTTACGTTCCACTACAGATGGTTCGTGCAGTTGGTCAGGACACATTCCAACCAAAAATTGGCTTCAAGACCAGATATGGTATGGTTGCCAACCCATTCGCTGAAGGTACAACTCAGGGACTTGGACGTATCACTGCTAACAGCAACAGATACTACAGAAGAGTTAAGGTTACCAACCTTATGTAAGCGAGACGCTTATATTTCTCAAAGACCTCTGCTTGACAGGGGTCTTTTTTTATGGTACTATATAAGTATAGAGATTTGCTAAGTCAGGTCTCCGTTCTTTGCAGTTTAGCAATGGCTAAAAAATTACCGTGGGGATCATTCTCCACTGACGATCTTCGTGTAGACCATGAAGATGACATATACTCATCATTTCCATTTCTCGGATTATTGGGATTGTTGATGGTTAAGATAAACGAACTTCGCATTGGAGATAATGCAGTTCGAGGCATTAAAGACACTGTAAACCAAAAGTTAGTTGGTTTAGCGGGGTCTCTTTTTTATGGTTGGGATAGAACATCTTGGCCAATTCCTTTCTTTAGGTTACAAACTGAAGAAGTACAGGATAAGGAAGCGTTTGATAGACGACACACTGTTAAAGTATGTCGTAATAATAAATCAGTTAAGGAAGTACCTGGTGCAGAATATGAAAGGATTCGACCCGAAAATGGTGGAATCTTTAATGAGTTTCTTGATCAGTCTATCTTAATAATGGCTGCAATGTGGGGAAATGTCTATGGTCCTATTGCCGAGGATACAAAAGACTACATGTTTGAAACAGCATGTGTTCACATTATCAGAGATGAGTTGGATAGACATGAAGAGGATCTTCTTACAAGAGTTTTTGTAAGAAGTCTCTTAAGGTACATGGGATGCTACACTCGTTACAATGATAACACTACTGTTGTAGAAAGAATTGTAACAAAAGTATTGGATGCTCTTAGGGATCCTGAAGCAGTTGTTGGTCAGTTGACTATCAACAACAATGAAAGTGATTTAGAGACTTTCATTGACAATTCAGACGATTGGGGAAAAGACAATACCGAAACAGATACCCATGCATATATTATTATCACTACTCAAGATAATGTAAGTCTTCTTCAAACATACACGGAAAAACTCCTTACTAGGATATGCCTAATAGAGGAGAAGCATCCAGAAAAAATTGTAAAAGTTATGCTTTACAATAAAGAGAATTCAAACAATGCTAAAAAAATTGTTTCTTCTCGTCATAAATTCAAGAGTGCTATTAATCGTGCTTGGTATACAAGAAGAGATAATGTTCTTCTTCCTGTAGAACAAATCTTGATGAAGCAGATGGTTCCTCGTAAGAGTTTGAGTGATTTAAATCTAGAAATCTGGAACATGAATCAACTTGATGATGAGGATGAACCATTTGAAATGGCATTTGATTCCTATTGAGGAATATTGATTTACAAAGAGACTCCTATATAAAGGGGTCTCTTTTTTATGTAATGGATAAAGATCAGAAGTGGAATGATGCTCTTACTATTTTTACCGAGAGTGTTCATAAACCAGATAGTAAACTTAGGAACTGTGCTCACAATCAGAAATGTTACCATGAGCTGATGGAAGTACGAGAACAGGTACTTTCTTACCTAACTACTATACGAAGGTAACATTAGATACCATGAACGGAAGACTCAAAAAAATTGATATGGAGTCCCGTCTCCTAAAAATAAAAAAAGGGATTGATGATCATATTTGGCATCCTAGTTGGGATGATAAAGAAAGATGGGCAGCACAACAAGCCCTAAATAATGCATTGGAGGTACTAGACGAGTACGCATATTAATGCCAACCAGAAAATCATTACATCCTAGCAAATGGAAAGAGGTTACTAACCGTAACTTCCTATCTGTTGTTGGTTTTAAATTTGCTTTAGAACGTTGCCCCAAAGTTGACTTCTATTGTAATAGTGCTAATCTACCAGAAATTACTTTAGGTCATGCTGTACAACCAACGTACCTAAGAAACATTCCTGTTCCTGGTGATAAGTTGGCATACGATGATTTGCGTATTGCATTCATGGTCGATGAGAACATGGAGAATTACTTGCAACTTTATCGTTGGATGACTTCATTAGGATATCCAGAAGAGATGGCACAGTATTCTAGACTAGGTGATAAAGAAAGACTTTTACCAGAACCAGATGCTAATGATACTAATACAGATAGGTCAGACGGAACACTGTTGATACTAAGCAACTCTTTCAACCCTACTGTAAAGGTAAAGTTTAGAGATTTATTCCCAGTTTCGTTGAGTGGAATACCTTTTGATAATACTAAGGAAAGTCAAGAATTTTACACAGCAGCTGCAACTTTCAAGTATACTATGTTTGATGTGATTGATATTGATGGAAAAAAAGTATAAAGGAGAATCGCTTTACGTCAGAGAATATAAGAATGTCTTTGACAGTAAACTATGTGACACGTTGGTGGACACATACGAAAGACTTTGGAAAGAACAGTCAGACCTTCTAAAAAAATTAAGTCTTTGCTACACCGATCAAGGTGTAAAAACTTGTGGTGCATGTGATTGTCAAAGACTTGACATCATGCAACATAAAGAATTCAAGGAACCATTTCAGTTAGTAATAAAAGGTATACAATCTACACTATCACAGTATAAGGAGGATGTGGATATGCATCCTACACAGTGGCCTAAAAAATATGCATTTGAAAATCTAAGAATCAAAAGATACTTATGTGATAGTAATCAACAGCATGACTTTCATTCTGATGTAATTAATAAAGATTCTGCAAAAAGATTCTTTTCTATTATATGTTATCTGAATGAAGATTTTGATGGTGGTCATACTTTGTTTCCAATGTTTGATCAAAAATTCAAACCATCAAAAGGAAGTATATTATTGTTTCCATGTACTTGGAGTTATCTTCATAAGGGTAGTGAGTGTACAAATGGGTATGCAAAGTATATACTAGGTACGTTCCTAAACTATGTGACTGGTCATGAGACTGTTAGGTCTGGTGACAAAATATTGGGTAAACCACAATGAAATCTAATCCATGTACAATTGAAGCAATACAAGACATGTGGACTAAAGATTCAGTTATGAATCAAGATGAACTTGATAATGAATCCTTACGTATACCACAACTACATGCCAAATATTACGACCTATATAATACGATACTGCTTATGCGGAAACGTGATGAGCAGCAGTATTCTTCTATTCTATTAGATCGTAGAAAGTATTACACTGGGAAGGCTACTGCAGACATATATGCAGAAGAACCATTTCCATATAAAATTAGAGACAAGGATGACTTAAAGTTGTATCTCGACTCTGATGAAAAATTGAGTAAGACTAAACTCAAGTTAGAATACTACGATGCTATGCTCAAGTATCTTGAAGAGATACTAAGACAAGTTTCTAATAGAACCTATCAAATAAAGAATGCTATTGAATGGCGTAGGTTCTCCTCAGGCTATGGCTGATCTTGTTATAAAAAAGAAGAATGAAGTATATCTTCAGATAGAATGCGATCCTCATATAAGGCATGAGTTACAAGATGAATTTACTTTTGATGTACCTGGTGCAAAGTTTATGCCACAGTACAGAAGCAAGTACTGGGACGGTAAGATAAGATTATATAATTTACAAAAGAATGAAATATATGTTGGGTTACTTGATAAGGTAACCTCTTTCTGTAAACGGTATGATTATAAGTTTGAGTTTTTAGACACTAAGTATTTTGGATTACCATACGAAGAAAATGATAAGGTATCTGAAGAAGGTGTCAGAGATTATGTAACAGCAATATCTAAGTATAAACCTAGAGGGTATCAGATAGAGGGTGTCTACGATGCCTTGAAGCGTAATAGAAGACTTATAATATCGCCAACTGGTAGTGGTAAATCTTTGATGATATATGCTGTCACTAGATATCATCAGGAACAAGGTAGAAAGATACTAATAGTTGTCCCTACTACATCTCTTGTAGAACAGATGTATAAGGATTTTGTAGATTATGGTTGGGACGTTGAAAATATTGCTCATAGAATATATGCTGGTAAGGATATGCTAAGTGATTGTCCTGTTATTATATCAACTTGGCAATCAATATACAAGCAAGATAGGAAATGGTTTCGTAAGTTTGGTGTAGTAATAGGTGATGAAGCACATCAGTTCAAGTCCAAATCATTGGTTAGTATCATGACTAAACTAGATGATGCTAAGTATAGATACGGATTTACAGGAACACTTGATGGTACTCAAACACATAAGTGGGTATTAGAAGGACTATTCGGACCTTCGTATAAAATTATCAATACTAAAGATCTTCAAGATGCAGGATACCTAGCAAGACTAAGTATAAAAATACTATTACTAAAACATAATCCTAAAGAATTTGATATCTATGAGGATGAGGTTCAGTATATTATAACTCATGAAAAAAGAAATAAGTTTATAAAAAACCTAGCATTAGATCTAAAAGGTAACACTTTGATACTCTACAGTAGGGTGGAAACCCATGGTCAAGTACTATATGATCTAATAAATACAAATACACGTAAAGTTTTTTTCGTCCACGGTGGTGTGGATGTTGAAGAACGTGAACAAGTAAGGACAATCACCGAGAGGGAGAACAATGCAATTATCGTTGCGTCTTATGGTACTTTCAGTACTGGCATTAACATTAAGCGGTTGCATAACATCATCTTTGCTAGTCCCAGTAAATCCAGAATCAGAAACCTCCAGTCCATCGGTAGAGTCCTAAGAAAAGGTGAGGGAAAATCTCTAGCAACTCTTTATGATATAGCTGATGATACTAAGAAGGGGTCAAAACAAAACTATACTTTGAACCATCTTATTGAACGCATCAAGTACTACAACGAGGAAAAATTTAATTATGACATCATCCAAATCAGAATCTGAACCTTATGACGAGTTTCTTGCGTCTATAAAGTTAGTAAGTGGTGAAGAAATTCTGTCAAAGGTTGTAATAGATTCAGAAGATAGTCAAAAAATAATGATTGATAATCCTGTAATATGTCAGGAGGTTCGCTCCCCTGGAGCGAATATCCCTATGGGATATAAATTTGAACCTTGGATGAAGTTGACTGATGAAGAATGCTTTATACTTAATCTTGATAAAGTTATTACTCTATCAGAAATAAAAGATGAAATGGTTTTAGATACCTATAGTCATATAGTAAGAAATGGTTTCAAAAGAACTCATCCAGATCTAAACCGTGAAATGGGATATATTAATTCTGTAGAAAAATCTAGGAATATTATTGAAAAATTATATGGAGGAGACGATGCTTCTAAAGATACTAAGAAAAAAGATTAAGCTTGTTTCCTGAACAGCAACACTGTTAGTGTACAGGTAATTGTATATCTTGTCAAGCTGTGCTATAATAATCACATACAAGTTAGGACATAATGGTACGTAAAAGATCCGAACACTATGTAAATAACAAGGAGTTTCTTGCTGCCATTGTTGCTTACAAACAATCTATTGTAGACGCTGAAGGTCTTGGTCAACCCAAACCTAGGATAACAAACTACTTAGGAGAGTGTTTTCTAAAGATTGCTACACACCTCTCATATAAACCAAACTTCGTGAACTATATGTTCAAGGATGATATGATATGTGATGGTATAGAGAACTGTGTACAATACATAAACAATTTCAATCCTGAGAAGTCAAAGAATCCTTTTGCATATTTCACTCAGATTATACACTATGCCTTCTTACGTAGGATACAGAAAGAGAAGAAGCAGTTGGAGATAAGACAAAAGATTATAGAAAGATCTGGGTTTGACGAAGTTTTCGTCGCAGACGAAGCAGGTAAATCATCAGAGTACAATTCAATTAAAGATGCAATACAATATAGATTCAACAACAGATGAAAGTTGCAATCATAACAGATCAACACTTCGGATTCAAGAAGGGATCGAAGTTGTATCTGGATTATTTTCAAAAATTTTATGATGAAGTCTTTTTTCCAACGATTGAAAAGTTGGGGATCACAACTGTACTCGACCTTGGCGACACTTATTTCGATAGGTTGTCAAATCTCGGCATTGATCTTATCAGCATCGTGGGAAACCATACCGCCTACTATAAGAATACAAATGAGATTAATACTATTAACTTATTACTACGAGAGTATGATAATATTACCATACTCTCTGAATGTGCGGAATTAGAAGTAGGTGGACTTCCTATATTATTCATCCCGTGGATAAATCAAGAGAATTCAGTTAGAACATATAAGAAGATAAAAGAATCTAAGTGTAAGGTAGCAATGGGTCACTTAGAATTGAATGGTTTTGTTGCTACTCATGGTCATACTATGGAGCATGGTGCAGACTTTGAATGTTATGATAAGTTCAAGCAGGTATTCTCTGGTCATTATCATACGAGATCTAACAATGGTAGGATATACTACCTAGGTAATCCTTATGAGATGTTCTGGAATGATGTGAATGATAAGAGAGGATTTCATATTTACGATACTAAAACGTTGAAACTCAAGACTATAAACAATCCTAATGCACTCTATAAAGTTATCAACTATAATGATACTCCTAGACAATTGACTAAGTTTGGTGAATATACTGATAAGATAGTCAAGGTTGTTGTTAGACAGAAGAGTGATGAGAAAGAGTATGATAGATTCATGGATTCTTTATTCAAAGCAAATCCACATGATGTAAAAATTATAGAGAAAACCGATCACTTGGTTTTTGATGGTGAAATATATAATCAAACAGAAGACACAATGACACTACTATCTGCTAGTGTTGATGATCTAGAAACTGATTTAGATAAGAATAGAATCAAAGGTCTGATGAAAGAAGTGTATCAATCAGCATGTGAAGTATTATGATTCACATCATTACCATAAAAGGAATGAGAGATGATGGTGCATATGCTGTACTCAATGAGTACGGAGAGAAGGTGGTGTTTTTATTTGAACAAAAGGATGATGCTGTTAGGTATGCTATGATGTTGGAAGATCAAGGTGATCCACCCATGGAAGTAGTGGATGTAAAAGATAGAGTAGCAATTGGGGCTTGCGAAAGAACAGGAACCAAGTATACTATCATAAGATCTGACGACATTGTAATTCCTCCTCGACCAAAAGATGATAAACTTTCACAAGATAAAATATAAAAACTTTTTATCATCTGGTAATTATTTTACAGAGATACAACTTGATAGGGATAATGATACTCTTATAGTAGGTCAGAATGGTGCTGGTAAAAGTACTATACTAGATGCGTTAACGTTTTCTTTATTTGGTAAACCTTTCAGAAAAATCAATAAAGGTCAACTAGTAAATTCTATCAATGAAAAAGACTGTAAGGTAGAGATAGAGTTTGCTATAAACAAAACAGAATACAAAGTACTACGTGGTATCAAACCAAATATATTTGAAATATATCGAGATGGAAAAAAACTTAATGAAGACTGCTCGGCAAATGAACAACAAAAAACTCTTGAAACTCAGATACTCAAACTCAACTATAAGAGCTTCACTCAAATTGTTATTCTTGGGTCTGCCTCTTTTGTTCCTTTCATGCAACTATCTGCTCCTCATCGTAGAGAAGTGATAGAGGATCTTCTAGACATCAAAGTGTTCTCTTCCATGTCTGACATCCTAAAAGAAAATATAAAGGCATCTAAAGACTCTCTAAAGGTTCTTGAACTCAAGAAAGAATCTGTAGCAGATAAGATAATGATGCAGAAACAATTTATTCGTTCCGTAGAACAAGATGGTGAGAATGATATTAAGGATAAGCAAGAGAAGATAGTTGTATGTGATCAAGAGACTGATGAGTATCAAAAGAAGATTGAAAATTTATTGTTACGAACTAATAACAAATCAGAAGAGATAAAGACTTATACTGCATCAACCGCTACCATTAAACAACTTAACACATTTAGAACTAAACTCCAGACTAAGTATCAAACCTCAGTCACAGAGTCAAATTTCTTTAATAAGAATACGGTTTGTCCTACCTGTACTCAAAATATAGAAGAGACATTTCGTGTAAATAAAATTGACCACCTCCAAGAAGTTATTTCCAAGTACGAA